GAAACTGGCTTCCCCCAACCGGGCGTATATCCGGTTCCGGGTGACGCTGACCACAAGCGACACCTCCCGGACACCGAAGGTTATTGATATCCGGCTCTATGACATCCCGAAAGCACCCTATGAAAAGATTGGCTATGCCCGGCCGGTGGTGCTGGACAGTAACGGCGCATGGGAGGCGGTGCTGGAGAATGCCTATGACATCATTGTCACGGGTGAGATCAACGGCGAGGACACCCTTTCCTTTAAGATCCCCTACCGGGACGGCAAGCGGGGGTATATCGACAGTGAGAAGAAGATCCAGATCGTGGATGATGTGTATAAGGTACGGACAGTTACCGACACCAGGGACACGGACGGCAGTGCCGTCACAGAGGTGTACGCGGAAGCGGAGTTCTATGACCTGACCTTCTCTGTCCGCAAGGAAGAGCGTACCTTTGAAGCCGAGTACCCGGAAACAGCGATGGCATACGCCCTGGAGGGGACGGAATGGAGCGTCGGCACGGTGACGGTGCGGACACAGCGCACTTGGACCAGCACGGAGAAAAATGCTTTGTCCATCCTCCGGAATACCGCAGACCTCCACGGCGGCGACCTGGTCTTTGACTGCCCGAACCGGCTGGTGCATCTTCTGACGGTTAACGGCAAGGACAGCGGCGCCCTTTTTGCCTACAAAAAGAACATGAAATCCATCCAGCGGGTGGTGGACACCAGGGAGCTTGTGACAAGGCTGTATGCTGTGGGCGCTGAAGGAATGACCTTCGCGGATATCAACGGCGGAAGGCCCTATGTGGAAGATTTCTCCTACACAGACGAGGTGCGGATTTCCACCCTGGACTGCTCCTCTTTCACGAATCCCTACCAGATGAAAGAATATACCGAGATGCGGCTGGCGGATTACGCAAAGCCCACC